CTGGCTTGATGTCTGAGGTGAGCTCAAGGGCACGAATGGCCAAAACACTAAGTATGGGACAACGAGGGTGCTCATACAACAGGGACATCGCCTTGGCCCTAAGCAGGCCAAGCTTGACGGCGGGCCTACTAAGCATGAACTTTGAATGAGTCCAACCGAAGTTCAGCAGGACCTTACGTGGGTCAGTCATGGAACACATGTCCCTGCTCATTTTGAGGCCGCAAAAACTGGACATCAGAACGTTGGAGACACGTTCTATCTTAATGATGAACCCAGCGTCAGTGAAGAATTGAGTGTCGAACCCTTCGGGGTGGTACATGATGGCATCATCACCTTCCACCACAATGCGCAACTGCTCGGGATCTCCCTTGCAAGCGCACCTGGCCAGGATAAGGTTGGTGAAGCCATTACCCAATGAAGTGCACATCTCACCTGACATACGCCGACCAGGAATCCACATTGTGAAGTATTTGAAGACGCACCGATTCCACCCCGGNAGCACTCGTGAAATGAGACTGGAGAGGCGAGGAAAGTTCTGAAGCATGTAGTTGTACATGCGCACCTCACAGGATTGCATAACTTCGGGGCTGAATGACGATTCGAACGAAGTGTAGTCCGTGACGAAGAAGGGCCCTGGGCAACCATCGAACATGGTCATGATGTAATCGGGGCGATCCTTGACCGGGATGTGTTTAATAAAACTGGGGTGTGAATAGACAGCCTCCTCAATCAACTTGAATGCCGGGCCGACGACTGTCTTAAACAGGTCGGTACGCGACAATATTGCACGGGCTTGCTTGAATTTTAAATAAGTTTCGCGTTTCCCGTGTCCATTACAATTGAGCGCTTGCACGGTGAGGCACAAACAGCCCACGTAATCGTCATAAACCGAAAGGAGTTCGTTCTTCCTCTCCTGGTTGTACTGACTGGACTCCAACCAAGCAATGACTGCTTCCCGAGTCTCAACCAGCCTAGAAGGGCTCAATGGAACGAGGAACCGGCGACAGAAGTCGTCGGTTTCACGTTCTATGCGCTCCAAACTAGAGCGGGTCGGGGACGGCATGTCCTTAGCCACACGGGCATAGGCGCCCTGCAACATGGTCATGGGGTCGCAGGTGTCCGGGGTTGGTGGCGTCAGGCCCTTCACGTACATCCCAATGCCGACTTGTTTAACACTTGGCAAGTGGTCATCATAGAAGTTGGCATGCTTAACATGCTTGATCTGAGTAGGGAACTGGCAGGGCAAGTGCGTGTCTGACCATCGGTAACCCGTGGCATACAATAATTGCAGTGGCACTTTCTTGGCCAGCCCTGAGCGAATCAGGTAGGCTGCGAAAGCCAAAGTGCCGACGAGCACACAAGCGGTCTCAAGGCCTCCGGAGGCGGGCTCAACCGGGGCCAATTGAACGGCGGTAAGGTCCGCAAT